AAGATGGTAAATACTCAGAAAAAAAGAGAAAAAAAAAAAAAAAAAAAGAGAAAAAAAAAGCAGAAAAAAAAAAAAAAAAAAAAAGAATTGAAAAAGATGCAACAACATTATCCCATGGACAAGGTTTTGAACGAAGCTTTCCTTAATGAAAAGCTGCAGAAACACGTGTACACTGTCTTTAATACAATATCAAAAGGAGGGAAATTGAATGAGAAAGAAGAAATGGGATTTCGCGAATTTATAACGGATGCATTATGGCTAACGAATAAAACTGCCGAGTACGGAGACAATCAAATAAACAGTATGAATAGTTTACAATCGTACGTCATATTTTCAAATGTTCTTATGATGTTGCAGAATCTCGAGAAAAAAAGCCAGCCGTCGATATTGGGAACACGGGGAGTCAATTCCAAACTTTCACCACTCGATAACGCGGTAGAGAAATTAGGTGTTACGTTAGAATGGTGTACGAAGGTTGTTAGTTTTCTGGATGGTTGTATTGAAGAAGGTGAGATTCGAACCTTTTACACTCCCAAGTTGGAAAACAACGCACACATACGCAAACATTTGATGGAAAAAACATTCGACGAGGACCGAATAGCAGAAATCGAAAGCTTTTTTAATGTTCGTTTAGAATATGCCACTGAACTGGGATTGAATTACGAGAAACTAAACCTTCCAAAGGAATTGCTGTCTGGACCATTTTGGTGTCAAGCAATTCCAATTATAGGAAAAGACCGACCATTTACGTATGACGAAGACGTTCCAGAGGCAATTATCGGTAAAAAAATACGTTTGAAAAAAACTAGCTCTGAAGACGGCTCTGAAGGCATTTTTTACCGTGTAATTAACGACGAAAAAATTGGAGACCTAGTTGCTCACAAAATCGTTCCATTTAAAAAAGGCGAAAAATCATTCCTTGTTCATCTCGATTTGATTAAGAAAAAAGCTGTTGAAAAAATAGACCAGAACAAGGAAAAGGAAACATCCGAAGAAAAAGAAGAGGATGCAAAGCTAGATAAGATGGATGAAAAAGAAGGAAAAGAACTGATTGCCATAGAAACCCCCTCCAAAGAAACAAAATGGCGTCAAACGGACGAAAAACCAAAAGATGGCCGTCGTGTCCGTGTTCGAATCTGGCAAGAAGGCGAACTGCGTGTGTCAAGTGGCTTTAAATTAAGTTTTAAACCGGACGACTCTGAAGAAGTCCTAAATTCTTTGGAAAATATCGAAGTTCAAGATAAAGATAAAAAATGGATTGAAGTAGTTGAACCAATCGATAAAAGTCATGTTCGTACGATTAAATATGTGGAAGGTGAATTTAAGAACGGTACAGCAGAATCACCATTTACGTTTAAACCATATGGAGAAGAAGAATGGCAAGTAATTGACAATAAAGAAAATATTCAAGTTGAAGACAAGTCTGAAGATCAACTTGAAATAGAATCAGCCGTGAGAAAAGCTGAAGAAGAGGAGCTGAAGAAAGAAACAGAAAAGAAAGAAGAAGATGAGATTGCGAAAGAACTTGATGAAGTAAAACTCGACCAAGGAGATTATGTTGATGGTCAAGAATTCGAAATTGTGGAAATGTCTTATCCCGAATTTGAACCAAAGACTGTCTTTTTCGACCCGCGGACATTTGCATTCTTTATCGACATATTGAGCCCTGTTTTGTATGCGGGAGACGATGTCATATTTACAAAAGATGACGATAAAAACTTTCATTATGGGAAAATAAAAAGTGTGACAACAGGAGATGACGATGAATTATTGTACAATATATTGGAAAATGAAATGTGGTCATCTACAATTTTTTGGTCGACCACAGTCAGAGAAAAAAATATCGTAGGTATCAATCACAAACATTTGAACAATGGAATGCACAAACATGCTGTCGCAATAACTGAAGAGATGAAAGGATACACCGACGAAGAATCGTTTGATGAAATATCAAGTAGTTTGGTCTTGAGTAACGGTTTGGTTTTTCCATATAGAACGCAACGTAACGAGATGATTCCGATTGGTACGTTTGTTGGTTTGAAATTACAAAACCCGGAATCGAAATTTGAATTTGCTAAAAGTTTAGACCTTGAAGAAACCAGGTATTATAAGACGTCACTACCACATCCTGGTCTTTTGACAGATTTTAGAGAAAAAAATGGAATTGAAAAACTATCTGCTGTTGAAATGTATAAATTTCTCGAGAAAGCCTCAGCATTTGATCGTGCAACTATACCAAAAGACCCCAGATCTAAAGGTTTGTTAGAACTATCTGATATAATCAAATCACACGAAAAAAAACTGGATAAGATAAAAAGAAAAAGGGCGAAAATTGACATTAAAATAATTGTGTTGGAGAATGAACTGGAGTCTATTAAGAAACATACGGCTACAGCCCAGGAAGAACGTAAAAAAGAAATTAACAAACTTTTGGAGAAGAAAAAAATAGTGCAAGATAAAATTGATTTTTTCTCGAATAATGATGAGGTGACGCGTGAATTGAAAAACAAATTGAACAAAATTAATAAAGATATTTATATGTCGAAGCTAAATATTGAAGAAATGAAAGTTAACGTTGAAAAAATAAAGGGTTTAAAAAATGCGTCACAGTTGCAATTAGATGAGATGGAACAAAGGGAGAAAACAATGGAAAAGGAACAAAATTTGATTTCCGAATTGGAAAAAGATAAAAAAACAGAGGAGAATGAATTAAAGAAGGAAGAAAAAGCTGTCGAAGAATTGAAAAAAAGGTCTTCGGTTGAAAAGGAAGAGGATTTAGATAAATTAGAAAATGAATTCGAAAAAATATCTGAGGAAACCATTAAAATTGCAGAAGGCAATAGTGATAAATATGGTATGGCGTACGTTAGTACGAAGAATAAACTGAGAATTGAAGAACTCCGTGTGAAAAAACAAGAGTATATGTCCGAATTGGTAAAAATCGAAGAAGAAGAGCGTGAAAAAATACAAAAATTTAAGTTGGAAAGACGTGGATTAAGTAGAGCCGCATTGGAAGAACTGAATGATTTACGCAAACTCCATGGTATACATTATGTTGACGAAAACCCACTGTTGACATTCATGCGTGTCAATGATGAAGGCAAATCGACTTTGGAACATATATTGAAAGAAGAAATTACGCAAAAACCCGTGAATCAATATAGCATTTTTTACAATATGTTTCTGGAAAAACTGGAAGAGCGATGGGAACTGGAGATCGAAGCCAAAAATGAAAGCTGGAAATCTGTTCCTAAAAATCCATTCATGTTTTATTTTTATTTGACAGACGAAGAAAATGAACCTTCGTTGGATATGGTGTTCAAGTCTGTAGTAAAGAAAATAAAAGGTGTTTTCCAAGGAAAATTGGTAAAAGATTGGAACGAAACGGAATATAAACAAGAATTAGGAATTACGGATTATTCCGACAACTTACACATGACCAAAGGCGACATATCTATTGGAAATTATCAAAAATTAATCCCTGTACCCAGAACAAACGGAAAAGTATATCGAATCGTATTAAATCGAACTAGATTAAATGCAAAAGAAAAATTATTGGGACTTACACTCACGCAAGGCGTCACTGAAGACAATTGGGAAGATTTACCACCACATGCTCGTACTGTGATCAACTCTTGGTCAAAGTCATTCCAAAAAGCCATTAAACAAAATACGTATGCGTGGAATAAGCAACCTCCCATGAAGCAGGATGTGTTGTTGAAAGTAAATGACGAAGAGATATTAGAATACGAGGATATTGAAAGGCTTCTTTCTGTCGCTAACCAAGAAACTGGCGACGAAATAACACTGTTTGTGTTTCGATACGAACACCCTGAAACCGTATTTCCCGATGACGGCGGTGACACATTTGAGATGGATATGTCAAATAGCTATGAATTTTCTCAAGATGGTACATTTGCATTTATATTGATGATGGGTATGGTTGCAGCACGAGTGTTTAAAAAATACAATGACGAAGTTGATTTTACAAAACACAATGTCGTTGATTTGTACGTCGACATATATGAATGGATGGCCAAGCGCCAAGAAAAATATTTAAAATCACGTGCACCATATATTCCATACAGAATGGCTGTTTCAGATACGAAAAATCCGTGGCAAATACCAAGTTTCAAATCAGTTAATTCACAATCGCTTCGAAATTTAAATATGCGCGTGTTGGGAGGTCGTCCTGTCTGTAGTGCTTGCCAAAAGGGATTCGAAACCTATTATGGCAATATTTATTATAATAACAATTTGAAAAACTTGCTCACATTGTCAAAACAAAACTCGGCTATTCAGGGTGCTCAAAACGCCGCGGTCGGGTCCTTAAAAGCATTGAAAGGCGATTTATCTTACTTCAAATCATACTTCAATCTAAATATGTTGTATTCACAACCTCGACCCAAGGTAGGTCATCACCGCAACTCCATGGGACTGTGTATAGAATCACTGGAGGAGATTGTTGATGGATTATCGACCAAAGCACAACGCGATGCAAATGGTTGGTTTTTAAACTGGATGGGGACATGGCAGGAAGCAACAAAAAAATTGGAAAAGTTTGAACAGGTCCACCAAGAATGGTACGACAACGGAGATCCAAGGTACAGTTTTACAGATTGGTTATATGGATATATCGTCTACCAACTTGATATTTACATCAAATGGGCCATCCTAAGGTGTTCAGACGTACCCATCGACGAAAATGGCAAACCCATTCCTCCACCAAAAAGTGATGGTACACAAGAAAAAGAAACCCACACGACAGATGCCGAAATGGACGAGGTACAACTAAAAGCACTCAAAGGGGCGACAGAAGCAATCAAAGAAGCGATTGAAAAGGAAAAAAAAGAAAATCCTAAAGCAGAACAAGAATATTTGATAAAAATTGGCGTTGAAGCGGGTAAGAAATTTAAAGTAGACAAAGAAAAGTTAGAGAAAATTGCAGGAGAACACGCGAAGACAAAATCAACATGGGAAAAAATGAAAGGATATGCCTCTGGAGCGTTGAACGGACTATATGAGATAATTCAAAATTTATTGGATGGATTGAAACAACTTTATTCTGCCACGAAACAAACTCTGTGGTCGATTATGTGTTGTTTTTATAAGCTTATTGTTTACTTCTGCAAGTCCGAAATGTTTCGAGTTATGATAATCGGCGTTGTAGATAAGACTCTACAACGATTGTGTGAAAGAATGAATGTTGAAAAAGGAAATTACGTATCATCAAACAATGGTAAAAAATTTGATGATACGACAGGAGAGTGGGTCAAAATGTCGGAGGAAGAAAAATTAAAGCAAGCTCGTGCGATTACTCAAGCCGAGAAGAAAAGCAATTGGTATAACATGCGTGCATTCGGATTAGTTTTAAACAAAGTAGGTAATGACGGTAGTTTTGCGGAGGGTATGCAAAAAGCAGTGGATGTAAAAATGGTTGGAGAAAACAACTTTATTGTGGGGATCATTGAATTCTTGCAAAATATTCCTATGATCGGACCAGTTCTTAAAATGACGAAATTAGAACCTAAAGAAATGGCAGAAGCTATTGCTGCGTCCACAGCATTGTGCTTTGAAAATGCTTGGGAACATCTCATGACTCTACACACAAGTACGCTCGATTTATCAAAATTATATTCAATTATATCTTCCTTCCAAGAATGTATGGAAAACGCGGAAAATGGTGAAGCAATAATGATTGAACAGGGTGCTGCTCCTGGTGGAACGGCACCGTATTTGAACTACGCGTGGGAAAGAATCGTTTATAATATACCCATATACGCCATTGTTCTTTTAAATGAAGTGCAACGCAATGAATTAGAAAAAAAATGGAATAGGGAATTTCTGGGAATTGAAGACGACGACGATGCAGCAAAAATGGCCACAAAAGCAGCCGGCCAAGAAGCTTCAAAACGGACAGGCCTTAATGCTGACACTGGCGCCCCAGCCGCAAGAGGGGCGGTTGGGAATGAAAATGGTCCAGCGCCTGATATTGGCCCAACAATGCCCATAGAAGAAGAGTACAAAATATTATATGGTCAATTCGAAGAACATAAAAAAGCTGTCGAAAAGAAAAAACAAGAAAAAGAAAGCAAAGAACGCGAAAAGCAATTGGCAGAATTGCGCATGAAAGAGCGTATAATGAATTCGGAGTTAGTAGCTCTTAAAGTACAAATTCTATTAGAAAAACGCAGAGCAGAAGTAAACAAGTCAATACTTCTGAAGAGTGCAGATGCAATCACCACAACAGCATCAACAGCGTTGGCTACGGCAAAATCTACGGCTTTTACATTTGGTGCATGGAAAAAGGTGCGTGAATACATACCATATTTAGGAGAGGACGAGGTGCGTGCACTCGCTTACAAAGAAATGCAAAAGTGTGTGTTGACATGGATGGTACCTGGAGGCAACGAAGCATGTGAAGTCGATATGGAAAAGGTAGGAATACTCCAGGACCGAAATGGACAAATTATAGCAGCGTTAGAACACGAAGAAGCATTGTTTAAGTTTACATATCATCAAAATAAATTACAAGAATTCGCATCTGAATCGAACGCGCCTGCCGCTAGTGCGGAAGAACAGAAAAAGGACACTTTTGGAGAACAGAAATTGCACGGGTTAGTGAGGCCATCTGTAGGCAAATATATTAAATGGGCATTAGGAGAAGAACCTTATTTCCCTAGGGACTTAAAAAACAGGGAAGAACTTAGTGCACCAGGGCCAAAGTTTCCAAAAACAGAATTGGAATTTTTAGCATTTGCATATCCTACCAACCATGAATACGAAAGAAGCAAAGGATTATTCAAAGGAAATGAAAAAGTAAAATACGAAACAAAATTAGAAAATGTTGTCAAAAGATTAAAATCAGAATTGGAACTGGCAAACAATATAATAAAAGTTATTGGGAAATATGTTAGCAAGCCCAAAGAAAAGTTTACGAAAGATGATTGCAGATTACTCGGGTTAAATTTTGTCGAGCATATGACGTACTATTTATACGATGTCTTTATTTATGATTTTACTAATCGGCGCCATGGAAGAAAAAAGATTAATCGTTGGTGGGTAGAGCCAAAAATGTTGGCTGGTTGGGAAACAACGATTATAAAAAGACTTGATTCAAAAGAAAAAAAAACAAAACACACCGACAGGGATATGCAGGATGCGTACTTTGAGTTAATCAAGGACAAAGGCCTCGAATTCTTCAAACCTTACATTAAAGATATTGAGGACCGAAGATCGGCGCTCAATAAGGCTTACAAATATCGCAAAAACGAATTGAAGGTTTCTACTAAAAAAAGAGGCGGTGATGGTATGCTTGAAAAGCCACTGACTCCAGAAGAATACAAATCCGAACACAACAAGTTGCTTGATGTGTACAAAGAGAGATTAATATCTGTGCAACAAGACGTAAGAGATAGATTATGGGCAGTCAAAAAGGCAAATCTGCTGTGGTGGGGCGGTGCTATACTTGTGGCGGGAGCAGTAGGTCTATTTGTAGTAAGTGGTGGTGCAACAGCCTTGTTGTCACAAGTTGGTTCGATGGCCGGTAGTACTGGCTCCGCATTGTCCAGTTTGGCGAGTGCTGCCGCTGCGAAAGTCACTGCGCTTACTGCATTAATAAAAGAAAAAACGGCAGCAGGTGCAGGAAAATTTACGCTGGACAAAATCGTTGAATGGGGAGGGACAATATATTCTGCGGCGGCGGATGCTATAAAGTCGTTTACGGAAGAACTTCAAGATCCTGAGAACCAGAAGTTCTTGATGATGAGTGGTGCGTCTGTTGGTGTGTATGGTATGTCAAAATTGATTGAAAACATGAGTCATCAGAATGACCATCTGAAGAATTTCACTCTTCAGACATGTTTTGAGCAAAATCCGATGTGGGGACGAATTTTTAAGCAAAAAGTTTTGCAAAAGGTAGATGAATTTAGAACAAAATTAAGCGACGAAGAACAGCTTGAGGCGGTAGAACAATCTGAAGAGCAGGCAGCGCCCGAGTGTGACGAAACAAAAGATGACGATTGCTTGGATCCAGACGATATTGAAAATCACACAAGGATGTTGAGTATAAAATTGCGCCGAAATTTTGTCGAACGCGCCACAGTGGATATAGATTGGGCTGGATGTGACCATTTTGAAGGCGGTGACCTATCGTCATTTTTAGATATAAGAAAATGTGTTCCCTTTTTCGAACAATATAAAAAGATTACTATAAAAACAGGCCAACAACGATTCCTGTGGGTGACATGGAACGATGAGTACGATGGAGTTGTTGAGGATAAAAAAGAAAAGAAAAGAGAACAAATAGAATGGGCGAGAACCGAATTTGAGGAAGAAAAAAAGAAAGAAGGTAAAAAATAAAACAAATTTTTGAAGTATAAATTTGTAATATATCATAAGAACATGTATAAACTATCTCGTTACGAAGATAAAGAAAACACCATAGGATTTTACAAACGCGCTTTACAGGATACAGGTATTAAAGAAGAGAAAGGTCTTATGGTACATTTCGTGCCACAATTCCATCAAATAGTAAATTTTGAAAAGTTGGCAGCCAAATTGACACGTGAGACATGGAGAGCCCTCAAGAAAGGTAGTGGGTCGGTCGAAATGGAAGACGGAAGTGTGTTATCTTTAAATACTCTGAACATGGAACAAGAAGATATAGATTACATGCTGCGTTCACACAAAAAAAAGGAAAAGGGACCATGGTTTATACGTTTTTTATGTACAAAGTAGAAGATGTTCATATATTTTTGCCATATTAAAAGCACGTTGTTCACGCGTTAAAGGAGCTTCGTGCCAGTATAGTTTGGGGCGTTTTGACGTTGAAATGGCATGTTCAGACGCTTGCCGTTTCCTTGTTGGAGTAATTTTTAGTTTTTTAGTCTTGTTCCAAAGCGGGATATTTTCTTTTCAACATCGTTTTAATTAGAAGGTTTTAAATAGAGAAGTTTATTAATTTTCACCCTGCTTGCGCTTACGCTTATTCTCAAGACGTTTTATTTTTTGGACGTTTGCCTTTTGAATGTTTTCACGGACTTCGTCCCATGGAACAACTGTTTTGATGCAACGGAAAACAATTGAACCACTTGGTCCACATTCTGTGAGTGAAACTGGAACACCGTGTTTCAACAAACTATTGGCCGCAGGTTTTCCCGATGATTTTGCGCGGATAATGACCATTGTCCCACCAGGCAATTTTTCGGACCAAAATACATTACTGTCGTTATCTGTAAGAACGAAATCGCGCGTACCCCCAAGTTTGACCACCAGAAAATACGAGTCGACTTCAAAGTCGCGCTCTTTATCCGCGTGAAACCCGATAAAATCATTCTCGTCTTCGTAACGCGTAAATATAGCGTGGTTGAACGCCAGAGTACATGGAGGCATATTGTGTTCCAACAAAATGTGCGCAAACACACCACTATTTAGCCAATCCATGAGCAAATCAATTTGAGGAACACTTTTGATGCTTCTCGTTGCAGTAGAAATTGCATGTTGCCAGCCAGTGTAACCATATTTGATCATACCCTGTTTATAATTAGTTTGAAGCCAGATTTTGTGACGTTTTAAGGCATTTCCACGATAATGCAGCGCTGGATGGTCTCCCATGATCATTATTGGGTCCAGGCCACTTTCAGACATTTCAATGGGCTTTGATGAATCTTGTCTCGGAACAGACTGCATGGATTCAAATAGTGTCAAATGATCGAAATTTCCGTCTGAATATTTTCCGAGTGCGTTTTCGATAATGATAGCGTCTTCGAGCAATTGACCAGTCGGAAGTGTGACGAAATGAGTTTTGGATTCATTTGATGTGTGTTTCACGACCGGTTCAGAGTTAGAACAAGTCGCCATGTTTTTCTTGGAGTAGGATAAAGTTATTTTTTCCAAGGTTTTTTACAGGGTTTTGTCATATTTATCCAAGAAATTACCAAGGAATTACCATGGTCAATTTTCTGTCAATTTTCTGTCGAAATTGTTGAGGAACGGAGGGCCACTGGTATCGAGAGAGCGAACACGCACGGCTGTAACCACTTCCATCTTGTTCTATCTTATCTATTCTTAGTCTCACATAAACTTTATTCTTTTATACCATGTATACTACTACCCAAGTACCACCACTAGACCCCCCTTGCTGGTTCAACAGAAATGTGTAAAAAACTCTATTCAAACCCTAATCAAAACACATAAAAAATGCAAATAATTTCGTACATAGTTACAACAGGAGCACAACTATTATGTTCAATGCAGTCAAAGGAATTTGCGCAAATTCCTAAAAATACCCGTGAACCAACCGATAAAGAAATGCGACGCGGGTTACCTGAATGGTTTCGCGTTGTGGAAGTTTCCAGGGATTATGGGGGTAAAATTGATAAATATTATTTTTCAATTAATGGTCAGAAATTTCGTTCTATTGAAGAAGTGAAAAGATGGCGAGAAAACCTTCAATTTGAATGTTATGAATATGCTTCAGATGAAGCTCCTTGTTTTTAGAGATTTTCCCGGACTCTTTCGATTGCTTCGGATATATTTTCAACTTTAATACTTAAAAGTGAAAACAAAAGTTCAGATGGGTTATTCGACCATTCGTAAGTGATTGTCGGCGCAGCCTCTTCCATAATTTCAAAAGTCAACAGTGTATAAATTCTCATCAAATTTTTGGGAGGTTGTTCGATAAGAAAATCCCACAATACAGGTAAATCTGAAAAAGGGACGGTTTGTGAAAACCAAATCATAAACCATCTTACTGTTACCATAGACGAAAACATATCCAACTCGTTAAATAAAATAGATTGGAAACGAGGCCTATTTTTCAATTTCTTGTATAATTCATCTATCCAATGTTTACGCATCCAGTGGAACCACGCGACATTAAAATCTGGCATAAGTGGACGTATAAGTCCAACTATTCTTGCAAAACACCACCAAGAATCTGCTGTCGCATGTTCTGTATTTTGAAAGACATATAGTAACATGGTCATGAAATAATTAAAACCCTGTAAATAAGAATCTCCTTTGTGTATAGCTGCATAAGATACCAGTAAGTTTTGAATAGTACTTGTATGAACAGTAACCCAATCATTCCCTGGAAATGTTCGAGGCATATCTGCCTGTATTGTAGTGAGAAGACCTGGTGACACATCTTTTCTATGTTGAATAAATTTGTAATAAAGCTCTCGTTTTTCCGAGGGGTTATTACCCATTAGTCTTAGTCTCCAGCGATTGGATCGTTCCATTTTTTTCTAAGACAGTTACTGAAATAGTCCAAAAAATAAATCCATATTTTATGTCCTCAATCCACTATTTGAGGTTGATAGAGTAATTCCAAAAATGAAACACATTCTTAGTTTGGTAATCACAGTTACAATGACATTTGGGTTGGAATTAACAACAGAAAATTGGAATGAACAAACTACTGGTAAAACGGTCTTTCTAAAATTTTTTGCACCTTGGTGTGGGGATTGTAAAGCAATGAAACCAGCTTGGGATGAACTTATGATTCAATACGATGATTCCGAAAATATTCTTATCGCCGACGTTGATTGTATAAATAGTGGAAAGGATTTGTGCAGCTTAGTTGGCGTCAAAGGTTTCCCAACTATTAAACACGGTGACCCCACCAAATTAGAAGATTATAAAGGTGAGCATGATGCCGATTCTTTGAAAAAATTCGCTTCCGAATTGAAACCAATGTGTAACGTCGAAACGATGGAAAATTGCGACGAAGACCTAATTTCTATAATTAATATATTCAAAGGAAAAACAGAGGACGAACTTCAACAAATGGTCGACGACGAGGAAAGAGAAAATAGAATGATCGATACATTGTTTGAAACTAAAGTAAAGAAATTAAAAAAACAATATGATGCTTTATACGAGACTACAAAAAAGTCCATTTTGGAAACTGCGCACAAATATAATATTAGTATTGTAAAGGTTGTCTTATCTCAAAAAGAACAGATGGACTGGGAGGAAGAACTTTAAAAAGTTGTACTTAATCTTTATAAAAAAATTAAATGTTTTACTTTTTTTTCTTTTTAATTTGTTTGTTCAATATCCGCCACTATATATAATTTATTCCATCAACCATGGCTGGATTAGTCAACTTCAATGGATACACCGTGGTAAAAAGCATGTGATCGTATTAACTCCACAACCGATATCAAACATGTCCCGCAATCGAAACATTCCTCCCACAATATTATTGAAACATTTCTGGATGGAGGATAAATTGTACAAAACAGATTCTTTTCAAATATCAAAATTATCAATATTTATTGAAAAAAATCCTCCCACACTTCCACATCGCAATGTTCAAAAAGAACATTCGTAAATTTTAATTCTGTTGAACTTAATTTATGCATACAGAAATTGTTCAAGTCGTGATATCCACCAGTACATATTAACACATTGGGTTCTGTGCCACAATTTGAGGATACATGCAATTTGTCACCAATTTCATATGAAACGTACATTCTTACCATCATTCCTTCGTTATTTGAAATTGGTTGTATCGGTAGTGAAGTGGATGTTATGAATTCATATTGACAATATAATTTTGGCAATTCGTTGTACAATGATTTCCATTCCGTCTTCAAAAAGTTTTTTGGCGTAAAAACAAATAAAGACAGTTCTTTTAATTTATTTTGGATACCCCATTGGATCAATTCAAGGTAACTCGATTTGTTAAACGAATCTGGTACAACAGCAATGTGTTTGGGTAAATCTATAATGTGTGATTTACTACAAGTAAACATATTATGAATAATTAATCATTCAAATAGTCATTTTTTCTTTTTATTTGATTTTTCTTTGATATCTTCAGTTTTCTGTCCCGTGGCTATTCAAAAAAAAATATTTAACATATGTGAATTTTTAAATACAACTGTGTATAAAAACAACTATATCTATTTTAAATGGAATATTTTTCAGACGCATCTCTTTCTACAGATTACGACTCCGAAGATGATGAACCGTTGTCAGAAATCTACTGTCCGCGCGAATTAGACTACTGGGAGCTAGAGAAATTGCTCATTAGTCGCGGTCCACCTCCTGTAATCGAATATCTCAAAAATATTGGTGTCGTTACTTTGCGGACGTGTGTTTTTAAATTAGGACCTGATATTAACGACGTCGTAGATTCTAGTTCTGCGTCATGTTGGGGCGCCTTTTGGTCTGGTGCGACGTATGCCAGGCCTTCAAACATCTCCCTTGACGAATGGGATGCGATTGGAGAATTTTGTATGGAAATGTGTCGATGTTGTATCCCAGAACCAGAAGTTGAACAGATTAAATCATGCATGACGAATGTTCTCAAACTTGGTAAATTTGTACGACCAAAAGCAGGACGTGCGGCGAAACTTAAGAGCGTTTGTGGCGCTTCGCACTAGGCTCTTCATCAGATTCTTGTTCGGAGTCTTCATCCGAACATTCTGAACAAGAATCTGGAACCCAATCTGCGTCAGACTCAGAGTCTTCCGCAGATTCTTCGTCTTCCAGTACGTGTTGCCAATCTTCGATAGTCCAATTGTTTTTTTCGGCAGTTTTGCGCATTTTTTTCCATGGCAACGGGTCCATTCCTCCAATGTAACATGGGTAGGAAATTGTATCTATAATGTTTTCAATCTCTTTCTGTTCAACAACAAATTCAACAAGATCCGTACCATTGAAAAATATTGCGTCACAAGATTTTAAAGTTTTCGACACACGTTGAAAATATACAAACCATATATTTTCGATTTTTTTGTTGAATTTTTTTCTTGTAAAAGTGATATTTGATTCTTCAAATGTGGATTCAACCATTTCTTTGCCAATTCGACCTGAGATTTTAGACATATTCTAAAGCATAAAACAATAACATATATATATATTATTTAGTAAAAAATGGATTTTGTAATTGGCAACATGATGTATATAATAAAAAATATATAATAAATTTAATGTTTGTTATACAGTTGGTAGGATATATGTTTCTACTCGTTGCCTCAATTTCTTCGTCAGTCTCAATGAATTTTCAAAAACTCGCGCAACACGAATTAAATTGGAAAGATCCGAGATCACGTAAAATTAAAAGAATCAACCCTCTCAAAACAGTGTTCACGCGACCGCTGTTTATACTTGCCATCTTTTTATCGTTTGCCGCGTCGACCCTTGATTTTCTCGCACTAACGTGGCTACCACCTATGACTGTTGGTATTTTCGGAGCAGTGTCCATTATTGTAAATCTACTCGTGTCAAAAGTCATATTATTCGAACAACCCGACTCTAAAGAATGGACTGCCATTGCCTGTGTCATATGTGGTTGTATTTTAGCAATTAGTTCTAAATTATCATTAAATTATGAAATGCCACCACCACAACTGCTCGAAAGACCATCGTCATGTGTATATATCGTTGCGAATTGGGTCATTTTCCTTTTATGTTCTGTAGCATTAGACAATATGACCTTGAAACCTGTTATTCACCGTTTCGGCTTCCCATTTATAGGGGGTGCACTCGGTGCGCAAAATGTGTGTATGGGTAAATACATAGCATGGGCAGTGGCAGAATGGACCGAAGCCGGAAGACTAACTGTTCGTGTGGATGTTCTTTTCTCAGTCGTGGCGCTATGCATCGCGTCGATAATTATACATATTATATGGTTAAACAAAGGTCTCGCGAAACACGACGCCTACTACTGTATAATTGTCTACCAATCGTCTTGGTTTTTATTTACAACATTATCAGGAATTATTGTCTACGACAATATGGCACAATTAACAGTTTTATCACAATTATGTTTTTTATCAGGATGTTTATTAGCAATGTTTGGAGTGTTCAAAATATCACTTGTCCATGAAGACTCAAACGAAGCGTAAATTCACTTCTTTCATATTACGACCACAATCTGCCATTGAACTTGGCTGTACCAATTTATATAACGCATGTGGGTGCATGGAACTTGATACAGAATCGTCCAGTATTTCGCCTTCTTTTAATGCAGCAATCACGATTTCAGAACAATACCAACGAGGCGACATTCCCAAATAGGTGTATGACATAGGCGATGGGCGAAATGGTGACCAATACAAAAAATAACCCATATGATTGAACCCGTCTCCTTGACGTTCTTGACAATATGATAACATAGTTTCGTATTGACTTTTCGAACATTCCATCGAACGGAAAAACCACTCTTTGCGCGAAAATCGTTTACTTTCCAAATGCACAGAACCAGAGTAAACGATCGAACACGCAAGACCAGATATAGTATCCTTTCCACTTTCTACACCAGGTGGGCAAAATAACAGTTCCGCGTGTATAAAAGGAGCTGTGTCATCTTCTGTGGACGCGATGGCAGCAGCAATTCGATTCAACCAAGATGCTTCCAAAATATCAGAGTCACTACGTACAAAACATAACATTATTTTATGAGTCATTTTGATAAATTATTAAAGTACTTTTATATGTTATTTTAGTCACTCTCAACAGCAGAAGATTCAGCAAAATCTAATCCAGACGATGTTTTACCAGACGATTCGGCAAAATCCATGTCTGAATCGGTTTCAACTGAAGACGATACTGCGAAATCTGAAGATTTGTCGGAATCAATGGCAGAGGACGCCGCAAATTCAAGTCCTGAGGACGTATGTGAAGATTCGGCAAACTCCAACCCAGAAGATGTCTTTTTATCTGACGATTCTGCGAAATCCAAATCTGAATCATCTGTATCCACAGCCGATGAGGCCGCAAACTCCATATCTTCATTTTCCGAATCCATTGCAAAATTTAACTCTTCGTCGGAACTTGCCCAATCATCGGTCATATTATTTAACATTTCACTTAATTCACCAGGTGGGACAATAGACATATTACTTTCTGCAGTACGAATCAAATCAGCTAGTTCCTTTTCGTCGCCTTTGCGGAGCTTCGAATATCCTGTCACAGTTCCCTTTTTCTTTTTATTCAACACCGCCGCACGTTTTTTCAAATCACTGATGTTCATCGTAGAAAGTTCGTCCTCTTCCTCCGCATCGCGTTTCACTTCTTCTTCCGTATCACGTTTCAGTTCTTCCTCCGAACTTTCTTCTTCCTCCGAACTTTCTTCTTCCTCCGAACTTTCTTCAACCTCGAATGTTTGTTGACGTGGTGCACGAATAAATTTGTAGGCACTACCTACCGTATCTGCTTTAAAAGAAAATTTATTTTTTGATTTCTTGAGTGTACCTGGAGTACCATTCAAACGGATATGGGTGTAATTCTTGATGTTGGAAAGATCTTCAATACGCCAGTTCGTTTGTATAAAATCAGCATTTGATTTTTTCCAAGATTCAACTGCATTCGTTACAGCACACCATACCTCGAACTCATCATAGTCAAGATTACCATTCCCATCTTTGTCATACTCATTCAACATTTGTTCCGCAGTAGAAGCATCATATCCAGCCGCTGATAACGCGTCCTTCAATTCGGACAATTCAATACGACCATCTTTTGGTTCTTTGTCATACCAATCAAATACATACTTGATATAGTCTCGATCGGATTGACTCAACTGTTCAACAGCCTCTTGTTTTTTTGCCTCAACTTCCTGTTGTTGGCGCTCGCGTTCAATACGGTCGTCATCCTCCTGCTTTTTGCGCGCGATTTCTGCTTCTTCTTGACGGAGTTTCTCAGCAGCTTTTTCGGCTTCCACTTCCTGTTGTTGGCGCTC